TTGGACTATAATATGTTAGTCTAGTAACGGACTTGACAAACTAATCTGATTGTGTTATTGTATCTTCTGTGGGTCTTTCTATGCCCCACTTTCTTGCGGAGCTAAATCAATGACTGAAACCTTAATTAAGACAAGCGTAAATAAAGGATGGGCTAATCTGAAGCCCTGTAAAAAGGGTGAAGTGCGTAATCCGAATGGTCGTCCTAAGAAGACCGATTGTTTGATAGATTGCATTAAATCTGAATTGCGTAGTAAATCTCTTAATGGATTAACTAAAGACCAAATGATTGCTACTATCCTAGTTGCTATGGCAGCGCGAGGCAATTTGAAGGCTATTGAACTTTTAATGTCATACACAACACCCAAGCCGACTCAAGCATTGGATGTAACGACAAAGGGGGAAGCGATAGGTGATGGACATAAAGACATACCCCCAGAAGTCTTTAGAGAGTCCCTCGTTATACTTGCCAAAGCTGGCGTTTCCCAGAATTAACCGCTCCCTGAAATGGTCTAAATATATCCCTCATAACCCCTGGCCAAAACAGCTAGCATTTTTGTTACTTGATAACTATGAGGAGGCTTTCTATGGTGGTGCTGGAGGTGGAGGGAAAAGCGAAGCCCTCTTAATGGCAGCCCTACAGTATGTTGATACACCAGGTTACCAAGCACTCCTGTTCCGCAAAACATTCGCTGATTTAACCTTACCTAATGCTCTAATGACGAGGGCTAAAGAGTGGCTTATGCCCACTGATGCTAAGTGGGATGACCGCTCCAAGACTTGGCACTTCCCGAGTGGGGCTTCACTGACATTCGGTTACCTTGATAACGACAATGATATGTATCGTTATCAAGGTACGCAGTTCCATTTTATCGGCTTTGACGAACTCACCCAGTTTAAGGAGTTCCAGTTCAGATACCTTTTTGGCTGGCTAAGACGATTAATAAATGAGACAATACCTCTTCGGATGAGAACAGCTTCGAATCCTGGAGGAATAGGGCATGATTGGGTAAAGCAGAGATATATTATAGAGGGGCAAGAGAAAGGGCGTATCTTCATATCAGCGAAATTGGATGATAACCCATCGCTTGATAGGGAATCATATATCCGCAGTCTGATGAATTTAGACCCAGTTACTAGGGAGCAAATTCTTAATGGCGATTGGTCGGTTCGACAAGAAGGCAATAAGTTTCGACGGGAATGGTTTGAAATTGTTGAGACCGCCCCTGCCGATTGTCGCCAAGTGAGATATTGGGATATGGCATCTACTGAAGCCAAGCCAGGTAAAGACCCAGACTGGACGGCTGGTTGTCTTATGGGATTGACTTCGAATAATATACTCTATATTTTGGATATAAAGCGGCTTAGAGCAACTCCATTAGGCAATGAGCAGTTGGTGAAGCAAACAGCCCAATTGGATGGAATCAATACAGCAATCTTTATGGAGCAAGAGCCTGGGTCGGCTGGTGTGAAAATGATAGACGATTATCGCCGTAGGATATTGCTGGGGTGGACTTTCAAAGGAATCCCTTCAACAGGCAGCAAGGAAATCAGAGCGAATCCAGCCGCATCGCAGGCGGAGGCGGGCAACATCAAGCTGGTGAGGGGGACTTGGATAAATAGCTTTCTTGACGAGCTTGAGTTGTTCCCGAATGGCTCACATGATGACCAGGTTGATGCGGTTAGCGGGGCATTGTCACAATTAGTATCTAATACTGGCAAATATGCTTTTGAAGTTTGAGGTATTTTAATTGGTAATAAAAGACTTGGTTAAGAGAGTGCTTGGTTATCGCATGGGCGGAAGTTATCTGTCAAATATGGCTATCCCCCCAGGATGGAACTATCAGCGCTACCTTGAAATCTATGGTGAAGTAGGGTGGTTGTTTGGGGCAGTATCCCTTGTTGCTAATACTGCTGCGGCTGCGGAGTGGAGAGCATACCAGCAATTAAAGCGAGGAGAAACAAAAGACCTGGACGACCATATTATTTTAGATTTACTTGACCATCCTAATCCATTCCAAACACGCTATCAATTTATGCTTCTGCTTTATAGCTATTTAGGATTGGTAGGAGAAGCATTTATTGTTATCGATTTTAACCGCTTGAAAGTACCTGCGCAATTGTGGTTAGCTCCGCCAGGATACATGAATGTGATTGCATCTCCAACTAATTATATCTCTCACTATGAATATAAGAAGGGTTCACAGTCTTTGCGGTTGGAGATTCCAGAAGTCGTCCATATTATGGATTCAAACCCAGCTAATCCTTATCGTGGGATAGGGGCGGCGAAAGCAGTTAGCACTGAAATTGATGCGGAGTATTATGCATCTCGCTATCAGCAGCGCCTTTTCTACAATGATGCTACACCCGGTCTAATTATGGAGTTCCCTGAGACACCCCCGGCAGAAGAAAGAAGGCAACTGAGGGATGAGTTCCTAGAGACCCACCAGGGGTGGCGTAATGCTAGGAGACCTGCTTTCCTATGGGGTGGTGCGAAAGCTAACGTTATCGCTCTATCTCCTAAAGACATGGAGTATAAAGAGCTGCGTAATGCCAGTAAGAAGGTTATTCTAGCAGCTTATCATATCTCTGAAAGGCTTTTCGGTAGTGAAGTAGGAAGCAGGGCAGCGATTGAAGCGGACGAGTATGTTTTTAGTAAATATACCATTAACCCCAAATTGATGCAGGTTCGGGAATCTCTGAATGAGGGGTTATGCCCTTTATATGATGATACTCTAAAATTAGCATATACAAATCCAGTGCCATCAGATGTTGCAGTGGAGCGAACTAATAATCGTGAGGACTTTAAGGCTGGCATTATAACAAGGGAAGAGGCGAGATTGGTTATCGGCATTGATGCTGAACCTGAGAAAGGGCAGACATTCCTATTGCCTTTTAGTGTTATTGCTGAGACAACAAAGGTGATTACCTCTCCAAAGGTTAAACAGTCGAGGTGGAATGACGTGCAGAAAGAGGCGTACTGGCGGGGTTATATTGCTAAGACGGAATCACAGGAAAGAGGATTTAGAAGGATTGCCAAAGCATTATGGGAAGAGCAGAAGAAAGAGGTTATCGCTAATCTGACCAGCCAAACTACTCCTGGTGCGGTTTTGTTTGATGAGAAGGAAGCGGTTACTGATTTTGATAAGGCTTTTAAGCCACTGATAATGTTGGTATTTGAATTGGCATTAAAGGATGCGTTAAGAGGACACGAACCAGAGCCAGTCCATACTGAGAGCTATCAAAGTAAGCAGGAAGATGTCTTGAATGAGATAGCCTTGAAATGGATAGCCACGCGCTCATTGACTTTAGCTAAGCTACTTAATGGCACGACAATCGAGGAGCTTAGGGTAGTGCTGGCAGAGGGATTTGCTGCTGGTGAATCTATCCCGCAAATTCGTAATAGAGTGGAGGGATATTATACAAAGGCTAATCGGGTAAGGGCGACAATGGTTGCTCGGACAGAAGTGATAGCTGCTAGTGCTGAGGGTAATTTAACAGGATATAAAGAGCTTGGAGTAGAGAAGGTAGAATGGTATACCGCATTGGACGAAAGAAGCGAGGATTGTGATATTTGCTCTTCACAGCATGAGACTATTTACACAATTGCTGAAAGTAGGGGAAGGATACCCGCACATCCAAATTGTCGTTGTGTTTGGCTATCAATAGTAGAATAAGGTAAATGTCAATAGGCAAATAGAATAAATTAGCGAGGTGACAAATGGAAGTATTACATAAAGTTTTTGAAACTGAAGTAAAGAAGCTCAATGACCTTACTTTCGAATTCACGGCTTCGACCGAGGATATAGACCGAGATGGTGAAGTCATTGAGGCAAAGGGATGGGACTTAAAGAATTTCAAAAAGAACCCAGTAATCACCTATGCACATAATTATCAAGCATTGCCAATTGGCAAGGCTCCTAAAGTATGGGTGTCGGAGGGGAAGCTAAAGAATCATGTTGAGTTTCCGCCTTCCGGAACTTATGAATTTGCCGATATAGTGAGGCGGCTTGTAGAGGGAGGTTTCCTCAAAACGGAATCAGTCGGATTTAAGCCTTATCCTGATTCCATAATTGAGGTGGAGGATGGGGATGGTATCAAGACGCCCAGACGCAGACTCACCAAGAATGAGCTACTGGAAATATCCATTGTACCTGTTCCCTCCAATCCGAATGCTCTTTTGGATGCAAAAACCAAAGGAATTATATCGGATAAGGAATTGGAACTCATTACTAAACCTGAAGAAACTGAAGACTACTTTAGAGTTCCAGTTCCTGGTGAAGGTGGAGATAAGCATGAGGGGCACAGAATAAGAACAATCGACATATCTAAAGACAAGGGTATTAAGGCACTCTATTGTGGAGAGTGCAAGGTGAATATCACTTACCTGTTCAGCAAGGATGATAAATACGGCTGGACTATGGCTAGTGCTGAGGCGTGGGTAAGAGACCATAAAAGCATTGAACAGGAGGTTGAAGTGAAGGAAGCACCACCCCGGGAGCGAGAAATCAGCCAGGCAGAATTAAAGGATGAGTTAGATTATATCAGGACTGCCATTGATGCGGTAGGTATTGCCGATGACACAAAAAATATAGCGTGGTTAGTAGTGGACTCAATTATGCGTCTTCACGGGAACGACATCCCGTTGAATATAGCCGAGAAAATCGGCGCCGTGCTAAATCAAAAGAATCAAGACAAGCTGGAGCAAATAAAGGATTTAGCTCAAGATATTCTTGATTCAGCACAACACGAAGAAGAACCAAAGGCTGAGCCAAAAGAGGCGCCTCTCGATAAAAAAGAGGTAGCGCTTGTTGTAGCTCAGATTATCGCCCGAATGAAGGGCAAAATAATTTAATGGAGGTTTTAACATGAACGAAGAAGATAGATCTGCCATCGCTGAAATAACGAAAGCAGCTATCAAAGAAATGGGGTTAGATAAGCTCGACCGAAACTTTAGTCCTGGGGGCGAGGATGAGACTCCAGCAGGTGATAAATTCAAGACTTTCGGTGAGTTTCTCAGAGCGGCTAAATACCAACCTGCAGATGCTCGGCTGAAGGCTCTTAGTGAAGGGACAGATTCGGCTGGAGGGTTTTTTGTGCCACCTGAATTCAAAGCAACCTTGCTGGCATTATCATTGGAAAGGTCAGTGGTGCGTCCTTATGCTACTGTGATTCCAATGTCGAGGGATACCCTGAATATACCAAAAATTGTGGATACATCCCATGCTAGTCATCTGTTCGGTGGCATAGTTGCTTACTGGACTGAAGAAGCAGGTTCTAAGACAGCATCAGATCCAAAGTTCGGGCAGGTAAAGTTGATTCCTAAAAAGCTGACTGGCTATACCTATGCCTCGGACGAATTGCTGGAAGACAGTGCCATTGCTTTGGAAGCGCTATTGACTCAGCAGTTCGGTGCTGCGATTGGCTGGTATGAAGACCTGGCGTTCCTGCGAGGTAGTGGCGTAGGGCAACCTCTGGGTATATTCAATTCCGGTGCTGTGCTATTGCCAACAAGAGCCACAGCAACTACAGTGGCACTCGTTGACTTAGCGAATATCATGGCAAGAATGTATCCTGATTCGCTCTATGGTCCGAATACTATCTGGATATTAAGTCCAGCAGTAATGGCGCAACTCATTCAACTACAAACGACAGTCGTCAGTTGGATGCCTCAGAGTGCTGGAGCTTCTCAAAGGATACCTGCCACAATTTTAGGTATGCCTTTTATGGTAACGGAGAAGGTGCCGACACTAGGAACAACTGGGGATATTGGGCTTTACGACCTGTCGTACTATCTCATTGGCGATAGGAAGGACTTGCGAGTTGATAGTTCGACTCATGTGCGATTCACCACCGATGAGACGGCGTGGCGTTTTGTGGAGCGGGTTGATGGGCAACCCTGGGTAGATAGTGCCTTCACTCCGTATAATGGAGGTGCAACTCTTAGCCCATTCGTCCAGTTGAGCTCTGCTACCCAATAATCTTGAGTAATGCGAGGGGGAATTGACTTATGCCGATTCCCCCCTCCAATAAAAAGGCATAAGAAAAAATATGAAAGAGAGTGGGTAGAAACCCCTTCTCGAAGGAATGGAGGTTTAAAATGCATAGATTCAAGGAAAACGTTAAATACGACATAGGTCTGATTCAGGTGGTAGCTACGCATGGGACGGCAACCTGCACTGGTCATCCTGTCGACATGCAGAAGTATAACAACTTCTGCGGGCTTATCGCTGGTGGTATTGGTTTAGGAACAAACAATGTAGGCTCCTTTGTTGCCTATATTGCCGAAAGCACCGATAGCCTCACCTTTTCGACAAACTATCTGGCAACCAGTGCCACTATAGCTACTGCCACCGGCACTGCTAAGGGTTATGGCGATAGTGTTGAATGCCGAGCCGAGCAGATGTCCGACGGCTACCGCTACTTGAGGGTTGAGGTTCGTCCTAGTGTCACTGGGACAAGCAATTTGGTTGTCATAGGCAACCTGCGATTCAACTCTCGCTATCCGCAAGCCACACTGCCTACTCCATAAACTAGGTTATGGAGAGGTGGGAATGGGGGGGAGGGATTGGAGGGTTTTCTCCTTCCCCTTCCGTCCCTTTCCCCCATATAAGGGAAGGAAGAAAAAATGAACAAAATCTTGTTCGTAATGGAGAAATATTGTGATGGTGACCCTAGATGTGGCGCCACTAATAGCGAAAGCATGTTAGTTGGTGCTATTCAATCCACGGGTCTCGTGAAGCAAACCGCCCAGTTTTATTATGATGTCGTATGTCACAAAGTTGGACAGCATAGGATGTCAGAATTATTACTGGAGAAATGCGTCGAATATAGGCCTGATTTGGTTATATTTACGCCTATGTTTGGCTCCCTAGATCCTTTGGGTGGGGCTATTTATCAAATAGCAAATGTATTGGGAATAAAAGTATATACCCAAACCTTTGATTTCTTTCCCTTCCGCATTGATTGGTGCTTACCTTTAGCAAACTATGTTGGGATAATAGATATGCTGTCGATTCCTTCTAAATACTGGGGGAATCCTAAAATTATTCAGGGATATGCGTCTGTCAATCCGAGAGAGTTTTACAATAAAGGTTTGAAAAGAGATATTGACATTTCTTTTGTGGGGTCAGTGGATTCAGTGGATTCAGAAGGCAGGCGTTGGCCACTAAGATATGAATACATCGACTTCTTAAAGAAAAATGGAATCGATGTAGTTACTTGCGGTGGGCAAAGGTCAGATCGTATTTCCACTGAAGATTATATAAACATCCTTAATCGCAGCAAGATATCGCTAAATTTTTGCCGCCGAGCTGATGGTGTTTCGCAGTTAAAGGCGAGAGTATTTGAGGCTATGGCATGTAAATCCTTTGTGCTGGAGGATGAGGGTTTAGAGACTCAGCATTTTTTTGATATTGGAACTGACCTGATGAGCTTCCACAGTAAGAAAGACCTATTAGAAAAGGTTTTATATTATTTGTCACATGACAAGGAAAGGGAGGAAATTGCGCAGTCTGGCTATGAAAAGGTTACGAACTTGTATAATGCCACAAATATGTGGGCATATATATTTGGCAAGATGGGGTTTGAACAGCCTGGTGCATTAGGCACTGATGAAAACTATTTACTACATCACGTAAAAATGGAGTCATTGACATATTATCGTGATGGCAAACGCCCCTTTTGTGCTTGTGCTTATCATTAGTATATGTAATCTACCAGATATGGTATACTGAGAAGTAGCAAATAAAAAGAAGGAGTAAAAATGGAAGGAGCAATTCGGGAGCTTGCCCAATTTTTAGGTATCCCTTATGAGGATGCTAAGAAAAGGGTTGAGCAATATAGCGTGCTTATGGCAGCTGAAAAGTGGGAAGCCAGAAAGCCACAAACCAAAGAAGAAGTAGAAGCCTTTTACAAGGAGGAGGACTTTTATCTCTATGAGTTGATAAGTTGGAATTATGCCAATGCACTCCACCAATCCTTCGTCGAGCCCCTGCTTCATTATCACAACAGAAAAATACTCGACTTGGGTGGCGGAATAGGAAGTGTCAGTATTGCCTTAGCTTATGCTGATAATACAGTTACCTACTGTGATATATCGGATAGATTATGCCAGTTTTCAAAACAGCGATTTAATGATAGATGTCTTCCTATTCCTATTGTGAAAAATCTCTTAGGATTGCGAGACTTCGACATTGTAGTCGCCAATGATTTTTTTGAGCATATCCACAAGGATGCTCTTCCCGGGTTGCTAAAGGAAATTGCATCAGTCCTAAATGATGGTGGCTTTCTTTATCACCGCTCTAATTGGTTTCAGCAAGACATATTCCCCATGCACTATAACCACGCTGAGTATTTCAATAAAATGGCTGCGGATGCTGGATTGATTGCGAGAGCGAGTGGTGACTTGGTTAAGGGAGGACATAGCGATGGTGTGCAAATCGGTATTCCTATTCTCGGCGATATGGGTGATGAGCTCTTTTATAGTTTGATGGGGCTGCATAAACCGCTGGGAACATTAGTAACCAAAATCAGGAGTGTCGCAGTAGATGTTGCCCGCAATCAGATTGCCGAAAAGCTAGAAAGAGATTGGCTTTTCTTTATGGATTCAGACCAGAGATTTCCGCCTGAGACTTTGGAGCGATTGCTTTCATGGGACTTGCCAATAGTCTCAGGGTTATATTTCAAGTCGCCAGGCAAACCAGTCCCCCATGCTTATAGCTACATGTGGGAGGAAGCTAAGAAATACCCTGAGGGGAGTGAGCAAGCAGACCACTTCTATATGTCCTTGGTTAATGAGGTGGCTACTTATCTGTCCCGCTTCCATGACCAAATAAAGGATGGATTACCTACAGCAATATTACCAGCGAGGCGTGAAGATTTAATAGAATGCGATGGTATCGGTGGCGGATGTTTATTAGTTCACCGGCGGGTCTTTGAGGCTATCGAGAAGCCATATTTTAAATGTAATCCTGACACCTTTATTGGTGAGGATTTTTACTTCTGCCGAAAGGCGCAGGCTGCGGGATTTAAGATATATCTTGACCCGGGTGTTCTTTGCGGGCATCAGCAGAAGGACTTAATTACATATCGTCATTTTTTGAACTGGTTTAGCCTGGCGAATCGCAAAGACATCGAGTGGCAATATCCGTGGGGGGAGTGATAGCTATGAGTATAAAAGAGATAGCTGTAATCCAATTGGAAACCACGAATATCTGCCAAGCCAGATGCTCCTTCTGTCAGCATGGCAGGTTTACCGAATTCGGCACGATGACGGATGAGCTATACAAGAAAATCATTGACGAAGCTAGTCGATTACCATCGTTAGTGACATTGATCCCGATGCTCACCGGTGAACCACTCTGTGACAAGCAGATAGTAGAGCGAATCGAATATGCCTCTGAGTGTATGCCGTGGGTCAGCATCCAGATATATACTAATGGCAACCTGCTAACATTTGAGATAATGCAGCAGTTAAGGGCAATTCCTAAACTTAGTTTGAACATTTCGCTAAATGGATTGAATCCTGAAACACGGAAGCGTGTAACGGGGTTGGATGATTGGGCACATATTATTAGAATGTGTAAATATGCCGAGCAGATTGGGCTATCGTATCGTCCAACGATGGTAGCCTATACGGAAATCAATCCGGAAGAAGTCCAGAGTTTTATTCAGGCCGGGGGAACGGCAATACAGTATCAATCATGGGCAGGGCAACAATATCCCTATAAGAGAAATCGCTGGACATCGTGTATAAGGGCATTAAGGCACATGACGGTGCGATATAATGGGGATGCTAGTTTATGTTGCTTCGACCCGTTCGGCAAGGTTAGTTTTGGCAATCTAAATACAAAAACAATAGAGGATATATGGGAAAGTCCAAAAAGGCAGGAATACATAGCGAAACACAAATCAGGAAAGGGAAACGAACTGGAGCTATGCGAAAGTTGCACAGAAGGTTAAAGGAAAAGGGAATAGTAGCTCCCCCTGCAGACAAGATGATTAAAGAGCCTGAGAAGAAGAAAGAAATCTGGGAGCTCTTGGCTGAGAGGGAAAGAAGCATTCATGATGGTAGAGGATTCTCAAGATGATTAAAGAATCAGAACCCATTGATATTATTCTCCTAACGCATAACAAGCTGGAGAATACTACTCGATGCATGGAGGCGCTTTATGCTAATACTCAATTGCCTTTTATCCTGACAGTTATAGATGATTCTAATGACGAGACGGCAGCCTATTTTGATAGGATGTGTTTCGAAAAGAAAAACATCCGCTACCACAGAACAAAAGAGTTTATCAAAACAGCTAATCAGGCAATCAATATCGGGTTAAAAATGACTCAATCCGACCCTGTAATATTTTTAACCAATAGCAGTTTTGTTGAACCTGACTGGTTACCGGTAGCTCTCAGGATTATGGAGCAAGAACCTAAAGTCGGGTTAGTTGGCTTCAAACTTTTATTCCCTGAGACTAATACCATCATAGAAGCTGGGGAAGTGGTTTTGCCCGATGGCAATAGACCCAATATAGGAATGCACGCGCCTAGCCACCATTTTACTCACATCAGGGAAGTTAACGCTATCGGCTGGTCGGCGGTACTAATCAGAAGGGCAGCACTGCCGGAAGGCGGATTAGACGAAGATACTTATATTGGCTTTCGGGGAATGGATGATTCTGATAATTGTCTTGAAATGAGAAAGCGGGGCTGGAAGATTATGTATAACGGTTATGGGGCAGTCTATCATAAACTTGGGGCTTGTCTTGGTGGTGGGACTGAAGAAGGGCGAAGGGAATCGGCTGAGAATTATAGGCGTTTTGTAGCAAAGTGGGCAGGGAGAGTGCCATAATGGGATACGAACAACTTAAAAACATGATAGAGCAAAGCAGGAAAGAAGCGGAGGAGCAGGCAAAGAAGCCTATTACACAATGTCCTCAATGTGCCTATGTTCCGCTAAAAGTGAATTCACGAG